CGTGTTGGTCGTTGTGTTGGTCGTGGTGTTGGTGTTGGTCACCACAGTTGGAGTAGCCGTATTGTCAGTAATGTCGCGACCAGCAATGCGACCACTGTTGCCAGAGTTTGCCCCACTGTTTGCTCCAATCGTGTAAGAACCAGCGCCAATTACACCATTGCCACCGATGGTTGTCACGTTGGCTGCTGGTGCTTGAATCTTCGAGGCAATGCCGACAAAGGCGTTGTTGGTGCTGATGCCCAAAGCCGTGGCGTTCTCAGACTGACGCATACCAAGGCTGGTCTGCTTGTTGACCGTGTAGACCTGTCCAACCGTTGGCAGCAACAGGCCAGTCCACTGAAGGGCGTAGTCGGCCCAATTCTTGGGAGCGTTGATCTGCGTGTTCTGCTGCTGACCGCCCATCTGCAACGACATGACCGCAGCGACCTTGGCAGTGGTGTCACCCATCTTGGCAATGTCAGCAAGGGCTTGGTAACGTGCTGTCTGAGCCGCTGCTTGGGCTTTGTGGGCTTCGGCGTAGGCTGCGTATTCGTGGGCGCAGCCCGACAGGGCCAGCACTGCAATGATGGGTGCAATCAGTTTCATGCTGTCCCCCAAGGCGTTCCGGTGGCCGTGACGGGATTCTTCTGCAAGGCGATGTTTGCAGCCAATGCAGACTCAGTAGCCGCCTTGTCCACACCAGATGTCCAGCACCAATCAAGCACCTCTTGCATGGTCACATCAGAATAAGGAACTGTTGGTGTGCCGTCCGCCCATGAGCAAGTCGAATAGATCGATGCCGTGTACTCGCCATCAACGGCAGTGCATTGCCAGTGGGCCGTGGTGATGAAGCCATTGGCGGTTTCGTAGTTGGTTTCGGAGATATTCCAGTTGTATGCGATGGTCATGGTGGTTCCTTAGTTAGATTCGATGGCTGCGACACGGGCGCGGAGGGATTGGATTTCAGCAACAAGGTCAGCAATGACCTCAGAACTGCTTGCTTGCATGGCCTGATACACGGGCTTGCCATCGGCGTCCACAGCGTCTTTGCTACCCGTCACGCTACCTGCATACACCTCTTGGAACTGGTGCGCCAAGAAGCCACGGGTGCGTGAGCCGTCAGAGTTCCATGTGTACTCAACAGGCTGCAAGGCATCAATGCGCTGACCTGCATCAGCCACAGGGCCGATAACGGTTTTTAGCCGGTAGTCGGAGGTAGTGTTGTAAATAACAGCAGATGTACTTCCCACACGATCAATAGAACCAATAAGAGTTCCAGTATTTAAAAAAGCCACATATGTGCAAAGTGCTGTATTTGCGGTTTCGTTTAAAACTATTCCGTTATGCGTTGAACCAACAAAGGCGTTAACTTGTTTGCCTGAGAAAATCTGACTCGTAGTCCCCACCAGCAAATTGCCCGATGTATCAATCCTGACTTTCTCACTGCCTCCGGTGTAGAAGGTCATTGGCAGGTATGTGCCTGTGCCTACAATCCCGGAAGTAAATCTTGCGTCCGTAGTTCCTTCAACACTTAGCGTGTTAAACGATGAGTTTGCTATGTTGCTGTTGTTGTATGCTCGTAAATTGGATACTGTACCAGTCCCATTGGGTATAGCGGCAACAGATGTGTTGCCGTTAACCGTACTTGTTTGAAACGCTACCCGACTTGCAATAGTCGCATTGTCAAAATCGCCAATGATGCGGTTGCCAGTGCCTGTGAAGTTCAGGTTGCCAGCGGAAGTAACAGAACCAGTAGTGGCAAAGTTCGTTCCATCAAATGTCAGCGCACTCCCCGTGGTCAGGACTTTGGAGCCGTTGAGGTAGGTCACGCCGTTGGCTGTGCCGCCTGAGATGGTGACGTTGCCTGATGCTGTCAATGCCGCCAAGGCCACAGTCCCGGTCAATGATGGTGATGCAGACAACACGTTGCTGCCAGTGCCTGTGGATGTGCCAACACCCGTGCCGCCCTTTGTGACCTTGAGCAATGGACCCGCATCAAACAGCGCATCAATGGTGTCCAAGTCGGTGTTGATCTTGGTCCCCCAGGTGTCTGTTGACGCACCGACCTCTGGTTTGGTCAGTAACAGGTTGGTGGTTGTGGAATCTGCCATTTAAAGCTCCTATGCGGCAATTTGCCATGATTCAGAATTATCAGCGATTGGTGTCCAGCTTTCACTGCTGTCAGCAATCGCATCCCAAGTTTCTGCCGTGTCGCCCACAGGCGTCCAAGACTCACCAGTGTCTGCAATGGCGTCCCAAGTTTCTGGTGTGTCGCCCTCGGCAATCCATTTCAAATTGCCAGCCACCGACATGCCGGACTCACCAGCAAACAGCAGCAGGCCGCCCTGCACTCTTGCCGCGCTGATGGTCACGCTGGACTCAGCAGCAATCAGCACAGACTGGTTGACGATCACGCTGGTGCTGACCGTCATCACCCCAAAGTCTTCAATCAGAATTTCAATCAGCGGCACCCGCACCGCATTGATGACCATGGCGCTGGCATCCACCGCAGTGAAAGCACCGATGGCCACACGCAATGCCGACAGGCTCATGCTGGAGGCGCTGGAGGCTGTGGCGGCACATATGGCATACCGAACACCATCCACGGCCATGCTGGAGGCGCTGGAGGCCGTTGCAGACGCATCAGCAACAATCTGCGCAGATGCAGACACCGTGCTGGATGCCGCCACCGCAAAGGCTGCATCCTCGACCACATTGGCGGCCACGGCCACCGTGCTGGAGGCTGAAACAGAAAACGCACCTATACAGATGCGTTTTGCTGACACAGCCACCGTGCTGGTGGCCGTGATGGTGGCCGCAGCGAGGCTTACGCCATAACTGTAATTGCCTCCACCGTAGGGGCCAAGACCGTATGCAGCCATGTCATGTCAAAGTGACATCAAGGTCGCCAGCAGGGATGCGCAGCACATCGCCATCATTGATGGTGCGTGCCGTACTCAGCGCCGCCCAGGCCAACATGTTGCCGCTTGTGCTGGCGTCAAAGATGGCAGCCCATCCGATGGACCCCCAATTGCCGCCAGATGCCGCAGCGAACTCAATCGCCGCTGCGTTGGTGGCCGTGGTGGGACTAGTGCCAGAAACGCTGATCGTGCCAGTCACCACTCGGGCGTAGCCGTTGCCGGACACCTCAGTGCCGCCACCCGTGTCAGAGGGTGCAGCCGTGAACAGGCCCACATACCAAGCTGTCGGACGGGTGGCCGTGTTGGTGGTCAACAGAAAGTTGAGAACCAAATTTTCGGTGTAGTCGGTAAAAGATGACATGTCCGGTCCTTATCCAAAAGTTTTTGCTCGGGTCAACAGCGCACCGCCTGATGTTGCACCGCGATCATCTGCTGTGCGCAGGTCATTCAATGCACGCTCATACAGCGTTGCCCATGTCTGAATTCTCGCATCGTCTTGCAGGTAAGGCGCAGCTTGCAGCAGTGAACCATACAAGTAAATGTCAGGGCTGGAGGTCAAAAGCCAATTGCTGGCCACAGTGCTTGACAACTTCGTCAATTTGGCGAAATAGATCAACTCGGCTGTGTAAGTTGCATCGGGTGTTGGGCTAATGCGGAATTGGCCACCGACCACGCTGAAGAACCTAGGCCGACCACTGGCTGTGTAGTGTGACCGTGCAGCGTCCATGTCATCAATCGACAAAAACGACAAAGGGGTCAGGGGGTTGGTGCTGGTCAGCTTCAGCGACTTGGTTTCCAAAAAGTCAGCAGGCACAGCGCCATACTCAGAATCAAAAGACGCATTCGCACGCACGATCATCTGGCGAGTGCGCAGCGTGCGTTCGATCTGCGCTTCGGCCAGGCTGATGAAGTCAGGGATGGTGGTGGTCAAATCTGTACGATTTAGCCAGTCTGCAATCGATGCCTTCAATTCTGTGTAGGTTGTCAGTGCCATCAGACTGCCTTTATTTCTTTCATCACCCAGGTGTGGTCATGCTTGAATTCAAAAGTCCCGATGTGTCCAATCTCTTTGGAGACATCGTGGTCTATCCAGATTTTAAAGCCAGCAGCCGCTGCTTTTTGGCAGAAAAAAACATCCTCACCAATGTAGCCTCTTTTGTCCATGCGCCATGGTGTCTCGAACCAAGGCTCGGCCAGCGCCGCAAATACATTGGCCTTGATCAGCATCACGCCCATCCCCACAGATCCCACCTCTTGCAGTCCTGTGGACTCTGGCATCGTCCAGACCAGTTCCCTCTCGCCGTTCTCTTTGTAGAGTTGCGCCGTTGGGCCAGTGGGCATTCTACGCCGTGCGCAGTTGGTCGCCACAATGTCGAGGTCATGCTTAAGCAGTCGCTCAATCATGTCTTGCGGAAACCTCATGTCAGAGTCAATGAACAGGATGTGGCTGCAACCCTCTTGCATCGCGTCCAGTGACAACTCGGCCCTCTGGTTAGCAATCAGGGTGCCTTGGCTGATCTTGAGGCTCACAGCGTCATTGGTGTTCAATGTGTGATACGCCACCATGTTCACCAGGTCATAGCTGTACATGGTGTGAACCATGTCTCGCGCTGGCGTGCAGACTGCAATGTAGTTGCTCATACTTTCCCAGGTCGTGTTCTAAAAAATTGATTGTCGGAGTCGTTCAACCAGCGTTTCATGTACTCCTGATCATCAATCTTGCCCTCGGCCTTCATCTTGTAGTACAGCGCCTCGGGAATGCTTGCGACCAAGTGCCATTCACCCGTCCAATTGGCTTTCTCGTCAACTGCATTGTAGATGGCTTTGTTGGCCTCGACCACTGCTGTCACATCTTGCTCTGTCTCAATCGTCACATCGCCAGTTTCAGCGTTCTCATGCCAGTAGCGTTTGATGCCTTGATCTTTGTTTTCGTTAAATAGTCTTTTGTGAATCATCTTAAAAAAAAGGCCAGGTTTCCCTGGCCTTTTCCGTTGGTTTCAAATCAAGAAGTAACCAAGTCAGCGGCCAAGCCGTGAGCATTTTCTGCCAACACCTTCAAGCCAAACTCGACCAACAACATGCGCTTGTCAGCATCGCCTGTTTTGGCCAATTCGATTTGCTGGTAAGGGCGCAGCACAGTCATCTTGGCGTAATCAGGATCAAGCACAAACGCATCACGCTCACGTTGGAATCTGTTCGCAATAACACTTACGTTCCCAAAATCTGAGACATAAATATCTACAGCGCCAACTAAAGTAGCAGGTTTTGCGCCGCCATCTACGTTGAAACGTGAAGATGCAATGCCAGTGAAACCAGAAACGCGCTGCTTGTTGACAGGGCCAACCATCAGGATTTTTGGTGTTCCACCAGCAGTCCACACTTTCTGAATCACATTCTTGAGAATGGTTTCAGTGAAGGTGCGAACAGTGCCATCTGTACGGGCAGCGGAAGGCAGGGTCGTGTAAGTTGGGCTTGCACCATTGGTGGTGTCAAAGTCAATGTTGGTCTTCAAGAAGGCCGTCAAAGAAGCTGTCTTCCGCGCTGTTGTAGAGTCACCAGCAACTGCACCAGTGTTGGACAGCATGATGAATTCTTGGTCACGCTTCAACTCAGAGCCACGCTTTGCGATCTGGTAAGCCAGTTCACTTCGGCGGCCTGCCTTGTTGACCACTTCTTCAGTGGCTGACAAGACAATAGTCTTGCGGCTGATCTGGCAATAGTTCTGCACGCGCACAGTGGCAACGACAGAATCAAAAGTGCCGACATCATCACCTTCAAGCTGGGCATTGGCAGCAGCGGCTGCAAGCGTATCTGTTTGGAATTCAAACAGAGTGTTAGACACGCTCTCACGGCCAATGTTGGACATGAAAGGCGTTTCTTCGGGCGCAATGTTTGTGATCACATTGCTCAAGTCTTCCCGAATACCCTTTGCAGAGTAAGTCAGGAACGTATTACTAACGATAGTCATAATTTTCTCACTTTAATAAAAGTTCAATTGCAGAAGCCGCATCATCGATGCGACCAGTTTTTGCAAGACGCTGCTTTGCTCGCACACTCTCAGTTGTTGTCGAAACCCGACCAGCTGCACCAGGCTTGGCTGTTCGTGGGCCATTGTTCACCACAGGCTTAATGCCTTGGCGTTTACTTACCATCTGGTCAAACAGTGCCGCTTTTCGCAGCAGTAAAACCAGCCGGTGATCGTAAACACTCTTCAAGTCTTCATCAGAAAAACCGGCAGACTTGGCAGACTCAATCAGCATTGCTTTTTCGAGCTTTGCTTTCTTTGGATCTTTCCACTCTGGCAGTGCCGCCAACAGCGCATCTTTCTGGCTTTCCAGATGCTGCTGCATAGACTGCTGCTGCTCTTGCTGACTCAACTGGATAAGACGCTGCTGTTCGGCCTGAATAGCGTATGCCTTTTCCTGTCGCTCCCGCAAAACCTCTTTTTGCCGCACCCACTCGATTGGGTCTTCGTTATAAAGACGATCCAAATCGACCTGCGGCTCTGAAGACTGAAGCTGGGCTTGCAATGCTCCCAACAATTGAGCGTACTGTCCACGCTCGGCCCGAACTGCCTGCGTTTCTTGCTCGACTTGCTTTCGCACCTCGGCAATCTGCTGCGTTTTTCGGGTGTAGTCCTGGGTGCGTGAGTAACCCTTTTGAAGCTCGTCCAGCGTTACATCGACTTCCTTGCCATCTACCTTGACGGTGAAAGTCTGTGGCTGTTCTTGCTCCTCGGATTCCTCACTCTCCTCGGACTGTTCCTCTGCGGATTCTTCCTCTGGCGCGTCTTCCACACCAGAGTCATCCTCCTCAGAGGCCGCTGTCTCGGTGTCCTCTTGGGACTCCTCGACTGGCTGCGTCTCGTCAACTTCTGCTTGTCCCTGTTCGGGGGCCATCATTGCCGAGATAGCAGTGGCCGCATCGGCCACATTAATTGCTTGAGTTTCTGCCATAGTCTTAAATCAGTTTTGGTGAACGGTCAATGGACTTCTGAGCAATCTTGCCATTGTCCATGACTTTGATCAGTTCTTGTCGCAGGGCATCAATCGCCTGCAACATGCACCACGCCGTTTCACGTTTTGCCGACTCCTCGGGTTTCGATGATCGAAACAACCAGAGTTGGTCGCCTTCTAATTTTGCAATTGCAGCACTCAAGGTGTCATCCTCAAGAACCTGCTGGGCCTTGCGGCCCTTGCGCACTTGGTCTTCGTTTGTACTCACTGTGCCATTCCATTAAGGTTGATGGGTGACGCCATCGGCTGCATCGGCTGCGGCTGCTGCACAAACTGTGCTGCCTGCTGCTGGGCCAGTACCGCCTGCTGGCGTATCGCTTCACGATCAATATTCTGCGCAGCGTTAATTTCCGCTGTGCTGATCTGTGAGTTGTACTTTAACTCAATTTCGTACTTTTTGAGATACAGGTCTTGGGCCATCTGGTCACGCT